CCGCCTTCTCCTGTTGAACCATCATGTTTGTGTCCACTTGATACAGCAAATGCATCACGAAGTTTGTTATACTCAGCGTTAATAGGTGCTGCACGTAGTGTAGCTGTAGGTGTTATGTCTGCTGAAGACTGTCTTACGTAACCTGCCAAAGTATTATCTCCTGTCGGCTGTCTCATACGTCAAGGCTATTGCCTGTATAGTATGACTTGCATTTGTATTGTTAGTAACATAACTTATAGAAACAGAGTTACCCGAACCTGATATGTTTGTTAGTGTCGTAGGTGATGGATTACCATCGTAGATACCACCTGCTCCGTAGATAGCAGTACCATAAAGTGATGCTGCGCCTTCTGTACTAAAGTTATAGTTAGTAGGATTTAATGTATTTGTATCATCGTAGTCATAAGAGATACCAACAAAAACTTCTGTATCACCTTCTGATTTTAAATATGTGTTTACTTTATGTACTACCTTGCGTATTTCTGGATCTTCCATATAGTGATAGGGTGTTTGAAATAGACTAAGTATTTCATTGCCCCCAAAGTCATTGCCTTTTTCTTGACGATACACTTTACCAGAACCATCTCCGTGTATTACATGTTCAAACTGTCCTATGTATCCACTATCTACGCAGTTAGCTTCTATACCAATCAACTGACTATACTCAAAGATACTCTGTTTGTTTTGGCTTTTACGTATTCCACCTATCAAAGATAAAGATGCATCATTTTTAAAGAAGAATCTAAACTGTGATTTCTTTCTTAGTACAACAATACTAATCTCTTCAATTTGTTCTGATAAATAATAGTTATCAAATATAGATTGTATCTCTTTAGATACAGTAGCAAGTTCAACATCACCAATTTTATCAGTACCAGAAATAGGACGAATACCATCTGGTCCTAAGAAGAGTAAGTCACCACCAAATTCTACTACAGAATCAGGAGCAAGGCAACCCATATTTGAAGTGACATTCTCTAACACAAAGTTAGCGGCATTGTTACCTGTTAGTCTTTTTATATTATTAGCCCCAAATATATATAATTGATTACGGAACTTTTTAATAGCTGTTATAGTAAAACCTACATTTATAACACCAGCACCATTTGCAGGGCTAAAACTTGCAGCATTTAAAGGAGCACTAAAGAATAGGTTAAAAGGCTCTGATGAATCACCACACAAGAAAACATGAGAAGCAAACTCTTCAGAATACTTAGGATTATCAGGAGCTTGTGCATGAGTTATTTGTACGTAGTTAGTGCCATCGTATGTAGCCGCTGGATTAATACCATCAGTAAGTAGTATTACTTCACCAGACCAATTATAACTACTAAAACGTATTCTAGTTACATTTGTCATATCTGGATTACCAGCCTCAGCTATAGCAACCCAAGAGCTATTAGAGTTTTGCCATCTATAAAGATAGTCATGACCCGATGTTGGTTTTCTACAGGCAAATATACCATCATGTAAATTGCCGTTTACTGCTACACCTAATACAGCTCCTGTTCCAGGTACAGTACCATAGTCATTAGCATAACCACTAATACGACGATACCCACCCGATAGGGCAGGTTCATAATTAATTAAACGTATAGCACTACCCGAAAGGTTAGCAGCTTGAGTAAGAGGATCTACATTAGTAATCAATCCACCAGCACAAACTGATAGGTATGTACTTAATTTATCTGCCATTTAACCAAAACTCTTGTTTGTAGTAATTGAACCTTTATGTATTACGGTAGATAAAAGTGAATCTTTACTATCTACAACGAGTCTACGCATAGCTTTTATACCTACTTTAAACTTGTCTCTATGTATTTGTGCTGACTGTTCATTTGAACGGAAGTGCATTAGGTACATCATAGCACCATCAATTACTACATGTTTAAATCTATCAGGTATAATACAAACATCATCACTTGTAACTAAATCACTAGGAAATTTCCAATATTTATATTCAACTACATAAGCTGCATCAGGTATTGGTGTAACTCCAAATTTTTCTTCTTGTGTTCTATATACATTAATAGGTTTAGTGTATCCACCAGTACCTGCTGTATCCTCTATAGCCCTACGTCCAGATACATACTGTTCATAAGATAATGTATTTAAAACACCTGGATCAGTAGTGTTAGTATTTTTTAAATAGAAAGTTTCCCAATCTGCTTTAGAAAAATCTGCAGGGAAATCATAAGTCTTCGTACCTACTTCTAATGTTTGTTCATAGGTTACTAACGTGAAGGGCCACTCTTGAGCCTCTTGTAGTATTTCACGTATAGAAGAGTTAATAGAATCTTTAGCTAATGATTGTACATTCTTAGTTGATGTAAATCCATCAATATCAATTTCCACCTCGTTAAGACGACGAAGTAGTTCATTCACTAGGTTTATATAAGTCGCCATGTTAATTCCTACGAGGATTTAAAATAATCTAAAGGGGCAAGCATAAAGCCAGCCCCTAAAGTTTAGTTATTATGCTAACAAGTCACGATCTACTTCGTCAGCTGCGCCTGTTGCGCCTAGTGGTTGATAAATTACAAAGAATTTATATGAACCTGCTGAAGGTGCGTTAGAACCTGCTAATTTAGCAGAGATCAACGTGTCAGCATTCGTTACATTTGTTAAACCATTTGCGGCTGTAACAATTGCAGCGGCTGCTTTACCAGCATTTATATCTACAGTACCTTGTGCGTCGATGTCACCACCTGTTACACCTAATGATACTGCATTTGCACCGCCAATAGTAGCTGCTGCGATACACTCAGAACCTGCGGCAAGGACTACGCAATTACGTGGTACTGTACCGATATCATGTACTGAGTTTGTTGTAAGAGAACCATGTGCGATTGTCGCTGTCTCTAAACGAACTGGGGAAGTTAACGCCATTTTGTATTTCTCCTTACGCTGCGTTGTATTTAGCAGTAACGATTGCTTCTGGACGAAGAATCTTCCTACCGTATAGATGCATACCACGAACAATGTCAGCAAAGCTGTCAGGGTCACGATATGATTCAGTCTTATTAATCTGCTCCGCAGTTGCTACAGCAGAATCATGACCAGCAACAATAACACCATAGTTATCATTTTGGTTAGCTGAACCTGATGTACCTGCTCCAGTACCTACTGCTGGCAAATTGCTTGAAGAATACAAACGGAAACCGTGGAAGTTATTAATAACTAAACCGTTACGTAATGCACCTGATTCACCGAAGTCAGCATTCATGAATCTAGAATCTTCATCTGCGAGGATTTCTAAAAACACTGGATCTACTACAAGCCATCTACCTTGTGAGTCAACTTGCTGTTGGTCTAGCAAACGCTTCATACGTGCAACAACCATTGCTGGTGATGCAACTGCAGTTGGAAGAGCAGTAGCTCCTGGTAAACGTGGTGCTAATGGGATCGAGTGATCGCCAGCAGAACTTGTAGTGATGTTACCAAATGAATCTTTACGTAGTTTCATTGAAGTTAGTAGTTCATCAGTACCTGCTGTTGCTACAGCTTTAGTTCCATTTACCACATCGTTTACCGCTCCAGCTGGAGTGTGTAATGATGATTGCTTAAAGCCTGACAAGTAACCTAATACTTCTTGGTCATGTTGATCAGCCAAGCGGTAAGCCGCACGGTTAGTCGCCATGTCCATGAAGTTCACATGTGAATGTGCTTCTTCAATATCGTCGATTTTAAATGCAAAGTAATTTGCTTTGTCGACTGTAAGAGAAAAATCTTCATCGTCAAGATCTTGAGCTGCTATCGTAGTACCACGAGCATAAGCTGATACGCTTACTTCAGGTTCTTTGATAATTTTAACAGTATCACCTTGGGCTGAAATCTCCCCAAAATAATCTGAGTTAGTTATGTCGCCACATACTGTGGACTTGCGGAATGCAAGCTGTACTTTTTTACTATAGATTACGGAACTGAAGTTACCGTTTGGTAAATTCCCGTGACCTGCTGCTGTTGTAAAAGCCATAATAAATCCTCCGTTGGTGTTTGGCTTTGAAATTGAGATACACATCTCATCGAAGAGTGGGTTGTTGTGCATCCCGACTCATTAAACTAAACATTAATACTAAGAGGCTGTGATATTTCTAGGGTGCAAGTTAAACCAGTCCGCCGACTAGTAGAACTTGGGCCTGTACTTACTCAGGTAGTTCTTATCTTTTTGTTTCAGTTTTTAGTGAAGCAGAATAAGAGGTAGTCCGTAAGGAGGCTCTTTATATTCTGCTCTTAGTTATACTTCAAATAATTATAATGTCAACACTTATCGTGCTTTACCTGAAATATCATAGACAAATTTACCAGTGCGCATTGCTTTGTTAATATTGTCTTGGTTTTCTTCAAATTGTTTGCTAGACATCTTTGCTACATCTGACTCACGGATTTGTCCACCAGCCTCATCAGCGTCTACCTTAGTCTTTGAAGTTCTACTAACCATAGAAGCTGCAGCCTTTTTACCAGCTTTCTTATCTTCTTTAGTTAATCCTTTGTCGACCTTATAAAGATCAATAACTCTAACTACAGAACGAGGATCGTCTGAATTTTCATAGACAGCATCTTGAACCCACTTAGGTTGTTCTTCTGCCCAATCATGAAAACTATCTGATTCACGTATTGTAATAAAATCCGAATGAGATTGTAAGATAGTAGCTTCTGCTGACTTACGCATAGTCTCATTGTTTACTTCATCTAGTTGCTGTAGTCTTGTTTCAGCTT